TGCCTCTTCTTTATCCAATTTAGATTTAGCCGCTTCATTAGCTCTAATCTCATCATCAGATAATTTGAGATACTTTTTAACAAGGTATTCCTGATCGAAGTAGTACTCTTCTTCCATTGTTTCTTGATTCGTAGTCATTAGAGAGTCTCTCATTGATGAAATAAATTCAAGTCTACGTTCCATGATTTCCATGTTCTTTAACTCTGCAAAGACATTCTCTTCATTGAATCTAAGAGCAACTTGAGTTTTAAATTGTGGATCGTCCACAAACTCAGGATACTTTAAACACATTTGAATGTAGAGTGGCTTAACAAGAATTTCTTGGAAAGTAGATCTTAAACGCTTGATAAATTTACCAAACTTGATCTCGTCTCTAATCATACCATCGGCAGCAAGGTTGAATTCGCCACCGCCATCTTCATATAAGAATCTGTTGAAAGGAATTTTAGAAACATGCTTCAACTTATCTGAGAAATACTTAAGTGCTTCAACGTCTGATAATTCAGGACCTTCACCACCAAGTGTTTCAATTTCTGGTGATTCACCTTCTTTCGATGGCAACCAATACTCTTTGTTAAACTGCAACATCGGTGAGCCATCTGTTGTAAGGCTACCTGATTCCCAATCAAAGTCAACTGTTTCTTTATATGAATTCATCAACTGTGCCAAAGATTGCTTAGCACGAGTTTTAGATTTACCACCAACCGGGATGATAAACTTCATTCTAAAAGATGAGTTAGTTACAGCCCACACAATTCTAGTGTGTTCCATAATTCTCAATAAGTTAAAGGCTCTAACTAGTCTTTCAATATATGAAACTCTCGATGCTGTTGTGATCGAAGAGTATGAAATGTAAATAATTTGTGAATCGTAAAGTTTACGCTCTTTAACAGGATCATCCTTATATTGAACCCAAACTTTCTTGCCGTCGTCATGATTATAACCTGGAATAAGTGTGATTGGATCTAATTCTTTAAAGCCAATTACCTCTTTTTGATCAGGCGAATAAATGATTTCAAATGCAAGATAACCATCGACTAAGAATTTTCTAAAGAAGTACCATGCAGATTGATCTGAGTTAAACCCAAAATAGTGATAGATTTGTCTAAAATACTTGTTAAGATCTTTGTTTACTTCATCTGAAATATCAAGACCTAAAACTTCAGGTTGACAAAAGAAATTTTTATCATCATATACGATAGTTTCATCACACAGAATATCGAGAATGTCCTCGATTTCATCGTGCATTGCAAAGTTTCTTAGTTCATCTCTTTTACCAGGGTAATCTTGATCAAAAAACGGAATGTTCTTTTTAAGATTAATGTCGGTCATCGACATGGCGGCAAATGCACCATAAATGTCATCATTATCTAGACCAAATGGATTCATCTCGCCATAGCCAATTTGATCCTCCATTGGACCAATAGCTTGAGACTGTCTTAGAACCAAATCATCATAACGCATACCAAAACTACTTAGCGTTTTCAATGCATTTGAAACACTAAATGGTCTGGTATTGACGCTCAATGGTCCGTTTCTTCTGTTTGTATAACCTGCCATATTGTTTAGTTACTATTCAATTTATATATCTTACTTCTTTAAGTGGTTTCTAAAGGCCTCTTGGACCTTAGCAATCGTAGTCCCGTTAAGGCTCATAAAGTCACAAAGAACTATTTTTGCCCAGCTTTCATAAGCTACGACTTTTTGATCAGCCTTTAAGTTTGGAATGTATTGGCGAATTGCAAAATCAAAGCCATATTGAGCTAAGAATTTTTTAGCACCATCATAAGTAAATTTAAGTTCTCGTTGGACATTAGCATTGTTTGCTGATTTGCCTTTCATTTGATTCTCAATTTGAGATTTCATCTGTTCATACACAAAATCTAAAAGATCCTCTTTGACTTTAACTGGTAAAAGGTTTAGATTAATACCTAAATCATTTTTGTTATCTGTTGGATCCAATGCTAATACAACTGGATTCATGTCCCACCAAGGTAAACGATCAATGCCCTTTGGTTTTTCATACTTAAAGACATAAATTTTACCGGGCACAAATGGACGAGTTGTGCGAGCAACTGTTTTGTCAGAACGACTTTTAGTGCCCTTTTCAAACCACTCCTCAGCCTTTGTTCTGGCTTTTGTTTTACCACCGTTTTCACGGCTAAACTTTTTTATATCGTCTTTAATCTTGCCCATTATTTGAGTGATTTTTCTGTTAAGACGATAAATCTAAAGCCTCTGTCGGCACACCAAGCTTTAGCATACTTATACTTATCCATGTTTTTAACATACTGTTCTGCCAAAAACTTATAGGATTTAAGAGCTTTGGTGCTCTTCTTTGTTGGAGGCTGAGGTTTGGTAATTTGAGCTTCGGGTTTAATCTCAACCAAAAACTCTTCAGTTTCACCAGCTTTCTCAGTTTTCATGTAAAAGTCTGGATAATAAGAGTGCTGTCTCTTGTCATATGACGAGAAATATTTGATCTCAACAGGTTCGCTAGACCATTTTATTACACTCTCTTTTGTATCACACATTATCATGAACTTTCTCTCCCAAGAGGATCTATAAATTATTGGAGTTGGTCCAATATATTTGTCTGGATTTGTTGGTGTAAAATAGCCTTGGACAAAACCTGAATTTCCACTTGGTTTGAGATTCTTAATCGACATTAAATGTTAAACATACCACCTTCTCCTGTACTATCCTTAGTTGAGATACGATCCATTGATAAGGTGTTCTTATATTTTTGCGGATGAATTTTATTCCAACCTTTAGCATAGCCACGTTTTGCAATCTCTGTAAAATAGGCAAATGCGTTAGGGTATTTTGGATTAAAGTTTCTCCAGTACTTTAACAAATCTAACATAGCAAATTGCAAGCAATCACTTCTGTCATCTTCGCTTACGTATGTTAATTTATTTATCGTCCTCTCGGCCAACAGTATTAACATTTTTTCAGCAGTTGGAGTTAGCTTGTCTTGTTCTTTAGACTCTACAATTGCATTATAAAGATCTTTATTATTGAGGTAATTCTTTTTTCTCTTTGCCACGTTGATATAATTTGTTTAAGTTTATACACAAAAAAGCCCATTTGTTTCCAAATGGGCTCTTCTAGATTTGTATAGTGTTTTAGATTATTGCGCCAGCTTCTAACTCAATTCTAAACTTTTCAATTCTTAAAGGTTCTTCTTGTACAAAGACTGTTAAAACGTCATCTCTACCAGCACCGCTATATTCTACAGCATCAACTTTTAGTTCAGTACCTTTAGCTAAACCATCAACTTCACTCTTTAGTGTACCATTTAAGTAACCATCAGAAACTGTTAATAGTTCTTCGTTTTGAGCTGCGGTTAATTCTTCACCCAGTCTCTCAATTTCAGAGTTGATCAAGTGATCAGCCGCTTTAATATCTGGAAGATTTCTATCAGCTTCAGCTAAACGACCTTTTTGATCTTTTAAAAATGCAATCATTTCATGCATTAATCTAATCTTATTTCTTTTAGCTTCTCTTCTTTGTGCAAAAGACTCTAAAATGTCTTCAACTAAATAAGTAACGTCTGTGCCTGTCTGTTCTGCAACATATTCTACTGCTGCATCTGGCAACATTTTAGAAAACTTAGAAAGTTTAGTAGCTTCATTCATTCTGTAAACAAATGTACTAGGACCAGTTTTCATAGTCAATACCTTTACGTCACCGTCAATTGACTCAGCAATAAAATCTAAGATCTTGTAAGCATTGTAGTTTTTAGCTGCGAATTCAAAAAGGTTTAGTAATTCTTTATCAGCATATTTGATATAACCAAACGCAAATGCTTTTTCTGTTAAAGTCTCTTCACTGCCTAAAAGCATTTCAGTACCGTTTGTGTAGAATGCATTTGTTTCAGCAACATATGTAAATTTAATACCTCTTTGCACTGAACCCATTGCATTTCTTTCTGATTCTAAAACTGCTAATTCTTTTTCAACTTCAGTTAAAGCCTCAACACTTGCACGCTTACGCTTAAGTGCTTTCTTGTTTTCGTTAACAAAGTTAATCTTTTCAGTTAGATCCAAAGTCTTGTTAAAGTTTTCAATAGCTGATTCACTCAGCTCGCTAACCATTACTTTGTTGTTGAAATCATAGAAGAATTCAACACCATTTTCGTTTATGTTAAAAATAGAGTTAGCTTTTACCAAATTAGACAGATCTGCATTC